AGCGCGACATCGAGCGCGCTATCGGCAGCCTGCGCACTGAACCCTATTGGCTCGATCTGTCGGAAGTTCGGCAGGCCGTGCTGATAGACATGGTTTTCAATCTTGGCTGGGCTGGCTTCGCCAAGTTCGCACGCCTGCGCATGGCGCTTGGGCGTGGTGACTGGGATGTGGCATCAAACGAAATGCGCGCCAGCCTCTGGTTCAAGCAGGTGGGCGTTCGTTCTCAGCGGCTTTGCGTGATGATGCAGACAGGGCTCTGGCCCCGGTCCTGATGGCCCGCGACTACGATTTCGACGCGCTTTTGAGCGTCGCCGACACGGATTCCCAGCGCAAAAAGATCGAAGCCGTGCGCAAGTTCGGCGTGTCGCAAGGTGCGCGCGAACTGAAAATCACACGGCGCGCCATGCAGATGGTGCTGCAGCGTCTCGTCCGACTGGCTGCCAGGCGCGGGCTTTCGGTCCAGCACGACATGACTCACGCAGTTCCGGCTGAGTACGAGGTGCGGGGAGTCTCGACGCTGTACAACGCCGAGGGCAAAGTTAGCCAGCAGTGGGTGAAGTCCCGGCTGCGGGATGACGACGCGGCGCGGGCGATGCGGGAAGCCATCGAGGAGATGGCCGCAGAGCACCGTGGCACTGCTAAGCCGGTGAAAGCGCCGGCCAGAAGCATGGCGGGCCTGCTGTCGGTCTATCCCATGGGCGACCCGCATATCGGTGCCTATGCCTGGGCTGCCGAAGCCGGCGAAGACTTTGACGTGAACATTGCCCGGCAGGATCTGCTCGCAGCAGCTGGCCGACTGGTGGACGTGGCGCCGCCATCTGAGCGTGCGCTGATCGTCAATTTGGGCGACTTCTTCCACGCCGACAGCCTGTCCCAGCTGACCAAGTCCGGCCACAAGCTGGACGTGGACACGCGCTGGCCTCGAGTCCTACGGCTCGGCTGCCATCTGATGGTGGATCTGATCACTCTGGCACTGCGCAAGCACGCCAAAGTGGAAGTGATCAACGCCATCGGCAACCACGACGACCACTCGTCGATCATGCTGTCGGCATTTCTGGAAGCATGGTTCCACGCTGAGCCTCGGGTGCTAGTGCATCCGACGGCATCCAAATTCCACTACGTGACGCACGGCCGCTGCCTTATCGGTGTCACCCACGGCGACACGGTGAAGCACGCGGCGCTCGGTGAGCTGATGGCATCCGACCGGCCGGAAGACTGGGGAAAGACCAGTCATCGGTACTGGTATACCGGCCACATCCACCACACCAGTAAGACGGAACTTCGCGGCGTGGTCGTCGAGTCGTTCCGCACGCTCGCGGCTCGGGATGCCTGGCACACCGCCTCGGGCTACCGCTCAGGCCGCGATATGTACGTGATTGTTCTGGACGCCATGCACGGCGAAGTTGAACGGCACCGCTGCGACATCAGGCAGGTGAGAGATGGCAACACTTAAGCCCATCAAAAGCCGCCGGCAGGCTGATGTCGAGGTCGTGAAGTTGCGGTGCAACTGTGGCGACCAAAGCTGGCATTTCCGAATAACTCTGGTCGGCAATCAGGTCACAGCGGAATGCGCTGAATGCCTAGCCGACTGGGGGCCATTTTTCGTTTCACCCGTTCAACCCGTGAGACAAGACGATGAGCCAAGCTGAACCGAAAAAGATGCGTAAGAGCCGCACAATGTGGGCGGCTATCGCAACTGCCGCAATCGGCGCCGCACTCACCGCAGCGCCCGAGGCCATGCCGCAAGCCGCGACCGGCCCCGGCCTGATTCTGATCGCCGCGATCAATGCCGCGCTGCGCGTTTTGACCTCTCAGCCGGTCAAGTAATCGTGGATACAGAGGCGATCGTTGCCGGCCTAGTCATGGCCGTGCTGGTGTCCATTGTCACCGGCGCCATTGCCGGGAACGTGGCCAGCCAAAGAACGATTGCGGCACTGATTGTTCACATCGACTACCTGCGGTCGCACATCGACCGCCACGAAGAAACCATCTCACGAGCCCACCGTCGCATCGACGATCTCGAAAAGCGTTGAGGATTGAACCATGTCCGCGATGAGCGATTACCTCGAAAACAAACTGATTGACCTGACCCTGCGCGGCCAGGCGTTCACCGCGCCGGCTACTCTGTACTTCGGCCTGCATACCGGCGCCACGACGGACGCAGGCGGCGGCACCGAGGTGACCGGCGGCAGCTACGCTCGCGTGGCAGTTACGGCCAGCTTGGCGAACTTTGCCGGCACGCAGGCCGCGGCTAGCACGACCGCATCGAGCGGAACCGGCGGCGTGACCAGTAACAACGGCAGCATCACGTTTCCCGCGCCGACCGCGAACTGGGGCACGGTCACACACTGGTCCGTTTGGGACGCCAGCACGAGCGGCAACATGCTTTTCCACGGCGCGCTGACCACCAGCAAAACGATCAACAACGGCGACGCAGCGCCGAGCTTCGCAGCCGCCGCGCTCGTCCTGACGTTCGCTTGAGCTGAGACATGGCTGACAACTTCCCGCAAACGCCAGGCAGCGGGCGCAACGTCGCCTCGGATCAGGTCACGTACAGCGGCGACACCGCGGACGTGCAGCTGGTGCGCGTGGTCAACACGACGGGCGCGGAAGGCTCGCGTGTCGTCACGGACAAACCGGTTTTTCAGACTGAAGACCTCGCGCATACGGACGGGGATTTAGGCGTCCTGATGATGGGCGTCAGGAATCACACCACCGGCTCAACAGCCGACGGCGATTACAGCGCGATCTCTGTCTCTAGCACGGGCGACCTCCACACCATCGCCCGGCGAGACTTGCAGCGAATTTCTGTCGCGGTCGCAGGAACCAGCACTAGTGCTTACGCGGCAGGCGACCAAGTCGGCACCATGTGCACGCTCGCCAACGCAGCGCGGATTTCAGGCGGAACTGGCACCATCGTCGGCGTGGCTGTGCAGGGCTACAACGACGGCATGGGTGGGTGGGATGTCGTGTTCTTCGACAACTCAAGCGTCACGCTTGCGGCCGACAACGCCGCATTCAACCTCGCCACAGATGCCGACATTCTGGAATCCGTAGCCGTCGTTCCGCTATCAGGTTCATACGACCTCGGCGCAAACCGCGTTGCGCAGGCATTCAACCTTGCCGTGCCCTATTACTGCTCGGGCGGTACCTCGCTTTACGCCGCACTTATTACCCGCACTGGGTTTACCAACGCCGCTGGTGAAACCTTACAGCTTGTCGTGTATGTTGAGCGCAACTGATGGCCTACACTTTCGGCGGCACAACTGGCGATGACCTCACATGGACGGAGTCAACCAGCAACTGGGGCGCGACTCAGCGGTCCGGTCTTATTTGTGGGTGGTATTACCCGACGACGTTGACGGCCGGTCGGGCACTGTGGAGCGTGGGCGCTGTTCACCGCGCCGTTATCGCGGCAACTACAAGCGAAATCGATTTGTGGTTTGACCGCACGACGGATACGCAATGGCGTACAAGTGGGCTGGGGCTGGCCACGAATACATGGCATTTTATTGCTTTCCTCAACAATTCATTTAACACAGGCCCGGTCACAAACTGGAAAGTCTGGCGGTCTGTTGGCACTGACATTCCTACGCCGGTCACGGTTTCGCAAATAGCAGCCGGGTCTGGGAACGCGACCAGCAACACCGTTGTAACGGTCGGAAATATCGAGGCGGCCGGGACGAGCGCATTTCAAGGCGATATCGGGCGCTTTGATTATTTTGTGGGGACGCTTGCCAACTCGTTTATCGATAACACAAATGGGTCAATAGGTGCGGAAGCCGAGCGCATCGCGTTTGAGCAAGTGGTTATTCCTATTTGGAAAGGTGAATTCCCTACCTTTCTTAAGAGTGGAACTCAATCAAACAACTCTATAACGCATATCACGTGGGATTTTGACCTCGTAAACCCGCGAGGCATTTCGTACAAAAATGGCGGAACGATTCAAACGAACAACCGCAGCGCAACCGTAAACGCAGTTTTTTCGCAAAATAGACGCCCGATTCCGCAGTTAAATCAACTCGGCAGCTTCGACCGCGTAAGGCGCTAAAAAATGTCATTGCTGCTGCTGTTTCAAAGCGCAGCGGCAGCCGGTGCCGCACTTGACGCGGCCGCATCCGCAAGCGTCACCAGCTCGGCGGCGCTGACAACACAGATCCGGCTTGCTGCATCGGCGAGCGCCGCAGTCACGGCATCAGCCGCGCTCACGACGCAGATCAGGCTGGCATCAACTGTCAGTGCATCGGCGACCTCGAGCGCGGCGATCACGACGGCCGTACGCCTGGCATCAAGCCTGAGCGCATCGGTAACGCAGGCCACTGGGCTCACGTCGGTCATCCGTCTGGCTGCATCGGTCTCGGTATCCGTCACCTCGACGGCGGCTCTGACCGCACAGATCAGGCTGGCAGCTTCAGCCTCGGCGGCTGTCACAGCGACCTCAGACCTGACGACCAGCACGGCAGGCGCGGCACTGGCCGCCTCGGTCAATGTGTCGGTATCGCAGGACTCGCTGCTTACGGCACAGACGCGCTTTGCGTCATCGGTTCAGGTAGCCGTCACTGCGACGGCAGGCCTCACCACACAGATCCCGCTGGCCTCATCGGTCAGCACGACAGCGACAGCATCGGCTGCACTGTCCACGCAGATCCGGCTGGCTGGCTCACAGACCGCGTCGGTCACGCAGACCAGCGCACTGACAGCCCCAGGCGCAGGGCTTACCGCATCTGCGTCGGTATCGGTAACGTCCAGCGCGGCACTGACGACAGCGGCAGGGTTTGCTGCCTCGGCGCAGGCAAGCACCACCGCCTCGGCCGCACTGACCACTGCCGTGCGGCTGGCGGCATCAGCCAGTGTCAGCGGTACCGCATCGGCAGGCCTGAGCACAGCGATCCCGCTCAACGGATCAGGATCGGCAACCACAACCGGCAACGCAGCGATCACCACAGGCATTCGCCTGGTGGCATCGAACGGCGTGCTGGTGACGGGTGCGGCAGGCCTAAGCACCGGCATCCCACTGGCTGCAGAGGCTGCGGTGGCAGTGTCTGGCAGCGTCGCGCTGACGGTGGTGACGGCCGTAGCAGCTCCGGCGATGCGGACGTTCTCCGTTCCGGCGGAAGTCCGGACGTTCATCGTGGCGGCAGATGCGCGCTCGTTTGTTGTTGAGGACACCCGTTCGTGGTCGGTCCCGTTTGAGCAAAGACAGTTCACGGTGACGGCGGAGGAACGATCGTTCGCAGTCGCAGCTTGAGGAATTCAGATGGCGACGATTGGAACAGCGATCAAAGACCCGCAGGCCACGCTCGATTACCCCATCAACTGGGCGCCGTGGCTGACCACAGACACGATCTCCTCGGTCGTGTGGACGGTGCCCACTGGCATCACCCAGACCGCGACCAGCAACACTACCACCACCGCGACGATTTGGCTCTCCGGCGGCGAGGTGGGCACCGAGTACACGGTGACGTGCCGGGTCACCACGACGGCGGGGCGCATCGATGAGCGCTCGATCGCGATCAGGGTCGCGCAGCGTTGACGGGTCCTTCCCACGCTTCCCTCGCGGGTTTGAGCGGCCCA